ATGGTGGTCGCCTTGATGTGATCCTAGATGCCGCCAGCGCACCTTCGGCGGCTGCGGTTGCCGACGCTGTATGGGATGAAGCTCTGGCAGGGCATGTTGCTGCGGGTAGTTATGGCAAGGCGGTGGCAGATATTGAAACCGATGCAACCGCAATTCTTGCTGATAGCAACGAATTGCAGACCGATTGGGCCGATGGCGGTCGTCTTGATGTGATCCTAGACGCAGCAAGCGCCCCGACCGCTGCCGCCGTCGCAGATGCCGTGTGGGATGAAGCTCTCGCTGGTCATGTCGCGGCAGGAAGCTACGGCAAGTCGGTTGCGGATATCGAAACCGATGCGACCGCTATTTTAGCCGATACCAATGAACTTCAAGGTGATTGGGTCGACGGTGGAAGGCTCGACTTGATCCTAGACGCAGCAAGTGCGCCGACCGCCGCCGCCGTCGCGGATGCTGTGTGGGATGAGGCGCAGGTCGATCATGTGGCCGCTGGTAGCTTTGGCCTGATTGCATCAGAGATCGCGACAATCGACACGGTAGTCGATGGTATTCAGACAGATCTGGATAACGGCACGGACGGTTTGGGTGCGATCAAAGCCGACACTGCCGCGATCTTGGTGGATACCGGGACCACGCTGGACGGCAAGATCGACACCATTGATGGAATTGTCGATGCGATCCTTGTCGATACTGGCACCACATTGGATGCGGCACTTGCCGTAGTGGACGCCAACGTGGACGCCATTCTGGTGGATACCGGCACAACTCTCGACGCGGCGATAGCGGTGATTGATGCCAATGTCGATCAGATTGAAACGGCGGTGATTACAAATGCTGCTGGCGTCGATATTTCGGCAGATGTTGCCGCGATGAAGGTCGATACTGCTGCCATTTTGGTGGACACCAACGAACTTCAGACCGATGACATTCCAACCTCGATCGCTGCCCTGCCAACGGCGGCAGAGAACGCGGACGCTATTTGGGATGAAGCAAGGTCCGGTCACTCCACGCAAGGCACTTATGGCGAGAGCCACGGCAGTGTGATTTCCGCCAATGTGAATGATGGAAGCCCAACGACAACGGTGTTCATCGCTGATCTGACCGAGACCACTGACGACCATTATATTGGGCGGGTGATCATATTCACTTCTGGCACTTTGCTGGGCCAGGCGACGGATATCACCGATTACACCGGGGCGACCAAGACGCTCACTGTGACCGCGCTCACCGAAGCACCAGCCAATGGCGATGACTTCATCATAATCTGATGGCACAGATTACAAGGCTTGGCGTCTCCGGGATACCAAGGCATCTGTACGCTTCGTTCGCTGGTAAAGAGGCAATGTCGTCAACCGGCGACCTTGCAGCCAATCACTCCGGATACACAGCCGCGTTCTTCGGTGACGTGTTCCGTTATCAGATTACCGACACGGACATTCTCCAGCTTCCGATCAACGCCCAGCTGGCGGATCGTCCGGACCCGAGAGCGAAGATACTGCATGTGGTGAATCTTAGGGGCACGGCGGGCGCGCAACGTAGTGCCGGTCGGATCCCCAGGGGGCGGGTGCAGCAACTGACGCGAGAAAGATCCACCTTCACAGTGACGAGTAATTCAAAAGGACACGAATAACCAAAGGGGAGCTAGATGCAAGAGGGTATTCTGTTTTGCACGCCGTGCTACGGCGGCATGGTGTTTGAGCCCCATTTTCAGGCTTGCCTTCAACTCACTTACGATATGCAGCAAAGCGGCATTGAGCACACATGGCTCACCGGTCGTAACGAGAGCCTGGTGCATCGCGCGCGGATGGAGATGACCGCGACGTTTCTGCGCGAGAGCGATTTCACCCACATGATGTGGATCGATGCCGACATCGAGTTCACCACCGATGATGTCGGCAAGTTGTGGAACCATTCGGTTGAGGGTGGCGCGGGCATTGTTGTGGCGGCTTACCCGATGAAGAAGCCGGGCGCCAAATACGCCGCGTGGGTGGACGGCGCGCTGGTTGATGATTTGGATCAATTCGACGGGCCGGTTGAGGTAGACCTGGCTGGTACCGGGTTCATGATGATCAAGCGTGAGGTGCTGGAACGGATTTATCAGTCGGTACAGCAAACACAGGATGCTGCGGCGGCGGTAATGCGAAAGCTGGACACGGGGTTACTGGATGAGAAGGAAATGCAGCTTCTGAGGGATGCTGTTGTCCCCCATTACGCGCCGGATTATGAGGGGCCGGACGGCCGCGTGCCGGCGCTATACAAGACACCCATCAACAACGATACTCTGTTGAGTGAGGATTATTTTTTCTGCAAACTGGCGAGAAAACACGGGTTCAAGATTCTCATGGACCCGTCAATTCGGCTCGGGCACTGGGGGATTTATCGATATGGGGATGCGTGAGTATTGTGCGGAGTACGGGCAAAATCCCAACGCTGTGCCCGACATCGCCGGCAAATATGCCGGGAAAAATGCAGTGGTATGCGGTGACGCAGCCTGTATCTGGGAGGATTTGGAAACACTCGGCGCGCGGAAGAATGCGGGAGGGAACCGGCGCGGTCGTGTTGAGATGGAAGGCTTTGATTTCCTCACGGTCAACAAGCTGATTGAGACATTTCCCGGCAATATCGCGCACGCTTACTCAAACGAGCCGTCGCTGCTGATGAAGTTCATCGCCGCGCGGCGGACGGAGTATCGGCGCGAGTTCACCACCGTGACCAACACCCACTCATGCAATCAGGGCGCCAAGTACCGCTGGCCGTTTGGCGGGCACGGAACGTCGGGGCTGGGGGCGTGCCTGGTGGCGCTCGGACTTGGTTACGACAAGGTGATTGTTTGCGGTATGCCTCTTGATAACGGCCCTCATAACGGCGAGCCACCGTGGCGTAATTGCCGGTTTGAGGTTTCGGAGGTTGCCAGTCCGAAGGGCGGCGGTATTCCGTCACATTGGGAACGGGCGATCCGGTTGGCGTTCGACGGGCGGGTGACATCGATGTCTGGCCGAACGCAGGAATGGCTTGGTTCGCCGCGGTTGCAGCGGATCACATCAATGCAGGTGCTAGGATGAGGAAGCAAACCATGGCAGATTTAGCAGACGCTCTTTCCACTCTGCACCCACAAGAAGGCGCCCCGGATTTCTTCATTCACCCGAAGGCGCAGGTGGATGATAATTGTGAGATCGGTGAAGGGTCGCGGGTGTTTCAGTTCGCCAGCGTGCTCCGCGGCGCGCGGGTAGGAAAGAACTCGATTATCGGACCTTGTGCGGTGCTGGACGGCTCGGTGGTGGGCGACAACACTGCGATCTCGCCGCATCTCATGGCGGGTCCAGGGTTCTGGATTGGGGATGATGTCTTCATCGGCCCAAACATAACCTTTTGCAACGATATGTGGCCGCGGCGGCATCGAATAGGGTTCGATGAAAGCAAGCTGCGAGACCCGGAGAAATGGACGATCGTGGTGGAGAATGGCGCCAGTGTCGGCGCTAACTGTGTTCTGTTGCCGGGGATAACGATTGGTGAGGGGGCGATGGTCGCGGCTGGCGCGGTCGTGGTCAACGATGTGCCTCCGGACACCCTTCTGCACCGCAAAGGCTGGATGTCGAAATTGGACGGTGTCACCGAGATGAATCGCTGTGCCCAGCGGATGAAATGGGCGGTTGAATGATAACTTCAGAGCAGCAATTCGAGATTGATAAGTACCGCGCCGCTTATCGCGATCCGCGGTACAAAATGGGGCCGGCGCGCACCAAGATGTCGACTGCGATGCTAGAAACGATTCCGGTGGAAGATCGAACCGCGTACATGGATGTGGGGTGTGGCCGTGGGGAGATGTTGGATATTGCCGAAGCTATGGGGTTTGACCTGGTGACGGGCGTGGAGCCATCACCTCACACGGCTTTAGATCACAATGTTTCGGAGGATGTGGCGTGGGACATTAATGTTCTCTCCAAATCCTATTCGGTTGTTTCGATGTTTGATGTGATTGAGCATTTGCTGTTTGACGATCAAATCCCGGCGCTGCAAGAGCTGAAGCGGATAGCGAGTGATGTGGTGTTGATTACCGCCGCGGACTTTTCATCCAAGCATAAGGGTGTCGAACTCCATCCCGGGCGACGGTCTTATGATGAGTTTGACACCATGATTCGTGGGGTATTCTCCCAAGCAGAGCGCGTTAATGGCCGGGATTTCAAATCCGCGTCCATGGGCTGGATATGTCGCGTGGGATGAGCGACGGTATCGCGTTGCTCACCATGGCGCGCAGTCGGTCGTCAATGACGTGTGAGATATTTCGCAGGCATGGGGTGTTCTTCGGCAACGTGTGGGAGCCAGGGGAACGGGTCGGGTTCAACGAGCATAAAGAGCTAATCAAGCTTGCGAAGCAGCATCGTGGCTATATGTATGACGCGCTCATTCGGGGGAAAGACCCGGAGCTTCGGGTGCCAGGTCTCGACTGGGTGGAGATCATGCGTGGGGACGGTTACAAGGGCGGGCCGTGGGGGGTGAAGGGTGATTATTTTTGCCACGAGATGTTTGCGGGAGCGGGGTGTGTGGGGATCTATCGAAATCCAGCGGATATCGCGGTGAGTTGCAGGAAAGTGTTCGGCGGCAGGAATTATTCAGGGAATGGTTTGGGGTACTGGCAGGTGATTATCGACAAGCACCACGATCGGATGCGCGAACTCGCGGTGCCGGTGATTGACACGGATCAATTGGTTGGCGGCGATGACACAACTTTGCGCGCGGCATTTGATTTTTGCGACCTGGAATATGATCCGGACATCACAAGGGACGTGGTGATTCCGTGTTAACGATTGTTACGACGTTTTTCAAAGGGGGTTCGGCTTCGATCCCGGCGTCATCGAGGATTTTCACGCCTGAATGGGCAGACAAGCTCTATCGCGGTTGCCGGCGTCATTTTCAAGGGGAATTGAGGTTCGTCGTGGCGACCGACGAGCCGCGTAGTTCGTTCAAGGAAGATGTCGAGGTGATGGGGTTTCTCAATTTCCGGCATGATTGGTGGGCGATCATGGAGGGGTTGCGCTTGATTGGAGATCCCGTCATGCAGATGGGATTAGACACCATCATTACCGGCCCGCTGGAGGATTTCGAGGAAGTAGACGCGGAACTGGCGATGATCCGCGATCCGTTTAACACCAAGAAACTCGCCAACGGTGTGGTCATGTGGCGCGGTAATAGGGGCGCGGAGCTTTATGATCAGTTTGTTGCCGATCCGGATCGTAAGTCGCGGGACTTCAGGCTTGGTGGGCGAAATAGTGAAATGATATGGTTGGCCAAGAAGGGTAATCCCGATGCCATTTTAGAGGATCTGTTCCCCAATCGCATTTTGTCGTATAAAGCACACGTTCGCCCAAATGACGATGATATTGGCGATGCGGCCATCGTTTACTTTCATGGCGACCCAAAACCGCATCAAATTATGGACGTGCCTTTTGTGAGGGAATACTGGCGGTGACGTTGGAACTCACGGATCATGAAATCAAACAGGTTGGCGGGCTCATTCAGGAGTTCGAGCAAGTTCTTGCGACAACCAAGTTGAAGCGGTATGTGCCCTACGATTGGCAGATTGAATTTCACGAAGCCGGCGCGCTTTGCCAGGAACGGATGCTTATGGCGGCGAACCGAGTTGGCAAGACAATGTCGGCCGGTGCCGAAACATCACACCATCTGACCGGTAAATATCCTGAAGATTGGCGAGGGCATCGGTTTACTAAACCGATCCTGGCGTGGACCGGTTCTCCGACCAACGAGACCAGCCGAGATATCGTTCAAAAGGAATTGCTGGGCGGCTTGGGCGAAGAACTCGGGACCGGATGGATTCCCAGAGAGGATATTGTCGGCAGCCCCACTACCCGTCAAGCGGGCGTCAAGAATGTGGTGGAGAGCTTTCAGGTGCGGCACGCGAGCGGCGGGCTTTCGACTTGTACCCTAAAAACTTATGAGCAGGGCTGGCACAAGTGGCAGGGCACCGCGCCGCATGTCGTGTGGATGGATGAGGAACCCGACGACTACATGATTTATTCGGAGGCCCAGACGCGCGTTATGACAACGCAGGGCTTGATCTACGTTACTTTTACCCCGCTTCGCGGCGTGACTGAGTTGGTGGAACATTTCCAGATCGGGGGAGAAGGGATTTATCTGCGCAGTGCGTCTTGGGATGACGCGCCACATTTGAGTGAAGAAGACTGCACGCGGTTGTCGGCGTCGTATCGGGTGCATGAGCGTGACGCGCGCACCAAAGGCATCCCGATGCTCGGTGAGGGCGCTGTGTTTCCGGTGCCCGATGAGGACATCGTGGTCAGTCCGTTCTCACTCCCCGCTCATTTTAGTCGGATCAAGGGTGTGGACTTCGGTATTGATCACCCGGCGGCGGGTATCGAGCTTGCCCACGACCGTGATCAGGATATCGTTTATGTGATCTCGTGCTATCGCAAGACCGGTGAGACCGCGCCGTATCATGTTATGTGGCTGAACCGCAGTAACAAGGACATTCCGGTGGCCTGGCCGCATGACGGCATGAACAGGGAAAAGGGTGGGGGCACAAAGCTGGCGCAAGCGTACCGGAATTATGGTGCGGCGATGCTGCCGAAGTCGGCGCGGTACCCCAGAGGTCCGGCGGATGATGTCGAGCGGGGCGGGGCGCAGCCGGTTGAGCCGATTATTGATGAGGTGCTTGATCGGATGATGACCGGCCGGTTCAAGGTATTCTCGAATCTCAATCAATGGTTCGAGGAAAAGCGGTCTTATCATCGCAAAGACGGCAAGGTGGTCGCGCGGAGAGATGACATTCTCAAGGCGACTTTCTACGCATTGATGATGATCCGATACGCGGTGCCTTTATCTATGCTACGAAGGGCAGGGGGCGGGATACAAAGTCATGTTCCATCGCGGCCGATAGCGAGTTCGTTGTCATGAAGAAAAAGCTGCGGATGAAGGATAAAATCGAACGCATGTGTATTGATGCCGGCTTGGCGCCGACGTTGCGCGAGGATATCGGCGGGCATCAGTTGTTCGTGGCAGATGGGTTTTCTCTGATCCCGGCGATCCAATATCGAAGATTTGGCATCAAGCCGGGGGAGTTCCCGTCCGGGTGCTTTGTCACAATCTGGTGGCTGGCCAAGTCGGATGAGCGGTTTGACGTTGGTGCCCCACTGATGTTTGAACCGAACCACGATCCGAGTTACGATGTGGATTCCCGCAAACAGATGCGGGTGAATAGCGCGCGGGAACACGCGCGCGAACATTTGGAAGCGCGGGCGGCCGCTGCCAAGAACCGTTTGGTGGTTAACTGATGCCTGAAGAAGTCATTGAGACAAAGCCGGAGGGGGGAACGGCAAAGCGACGTTTCAACGCATTGGATTTCAGCTTCTTAGCGGAATACGTCGTTGAGGAACGCGACCGGCGTAAGCGTAATCGCGCCGATCTGGAGCGACAGTGGAAGGAGATCGACCGGCAGATTTTGATGAAGCCGTCAGTCGATTTCAAAAAATTACCCAATGGCCGGGTTGACCGCACCAAGCGGTGGATGTCGGAACTTGAACTTCCGCTCCAGGCGCAAGCACTGGAGGTTTTAACCGCGGACGCGCGTCGTATGCTGTTCTCGTCAGGGGAATCTTGGTTCAGAGCACATTCACAAACCACGGACGAATATTTTGAGGCGGTGGAGAATGATTCCATCATTCTCGGGGACCGCAATGACGTGCCGTCGCGAATCGACCAGGACAACGTTGATAAACTAGCAGAGGGATTCCTGCTTCATATTTTCAGCCAGATGGATTTCGCCGGTCGTATGGATCGGATCAATGCCGAGGCGTTTAAGTACGGGATGGGTGTCGGTCGTGCGCGGATGGAGACCAAGTCGGTTTTTGTTGATGATGCGCGTGGGGTGATGCGTCAGACGGTGCGGATGCCGTCGTTGGTGCCAACGTCGGTCAAGAACAATTATTTGGATGAAATGAGTTTTCAAGGGCACACTTCGCATGTGCTTGGACCGGCGCATATCGCCGAGGATTACATGCCGTTGACTAATCTCAAGGTTGCGGCCTCCAAGGGTTCTACCGATTTCAACAATCCAAATGGCGGCTGGATGCCGGGTAAGGTCGGCAAGCTGGAGGGGGATGACAACGACTGTGTTGTGCTTTTGGAGATGGAAGGCGACATCGTTATCCCGCGCAAGACCACGCGGAATATGCTGATCCCAAACGCAATCGTGACGGTTGCGGTGGGTGGTAAGAGCGGCAATAGCAATAATTCTCAGGAGGTGGTTCGGTTTCGGCGACGGGGTGTGCCTGAATCCACATATTTGCTGCATCCATACCATTACGAGGGGGCCACGGATGCTTACCCGGCGTCACCGCTGATGAAGGGGCGGCCAATTCAGATCATGGCGACCGATGCGTTGAACCGGTTGATGGACAGCGCCATGCTGAAGAACGCGCCGCCGGTGTCCTATGACCGGTCGGATATGTTCTTCGCCGAGAGCGGCGGCCCGATCATCGCGCCATATGCTGTTTGGGCGTCGATCGATGCGACAATCAAAGTGCATTCTGAGCTTGGTGGTGAACCGGGAACGCTGTCCAGCATTTTAAGTTCCGCCATCAATCTTTATGCGGAACTGACGGGCGTGTTGCCGTCAAGGTTGGGCGCACAAACGGTAAGTCACACAACTGCTTTTGCCAAAGACGCAGAGATCCAGCGCGGCGCCTCGCGGACGGTCGACTATGTGCAGCAAATCGGTCATGGCCCGATGACGACCTGGCTCGATCGTGCGTACCGCATGGGCCGGGCATCGATCGGTGCAAACGAGAGAGTTGAGTTTTACATTCCCGCCTACGGTGGGTTCGTGTCGGTGCGAAAAGAGCATCTTCCTGAGAAGGTGTCTTGGGAGTGGTTCGGTTCTGCTGGCCCGGCCGAGGAACGCGAAACCAAGGCGCAGAAGTTGCAAGCACTGCAACTTGCCATTCAGATGGATAATTTGGCGATACAGCTCAGGCGTCCACCGACGTTGAATCTGCCGGCGGCAATTCAGCACACGCTGCGAGATGGAGGTTGGACGGACGTTGATGTCATCACCAGCATTGCAGAGTCTTCTGATGCAAATCAGGCAGCACCCAGCCCTGAAGGAGCTGTTGAACTCAACCCCGGCACCCAGATCGCCGCGGTACAAGGTCTCACAAGAGCAATCTCAGGAGGTCGCTCTTAAATTCGCATACGATTCTGGTCGCCTAGATCAACATGAGATATGGGTGGCCGCCTTGACTGGTACTGATCCAGCCAGTACATAAATAAGTGGATCTCTCGCAGAGGAGGTATTTTTGTGAGCGATCAAGAGCAGACCGTGGTTGAGGAACCGGAAGGTGCGGCAAAGCCGGCACCGGAGGGCGAAAGCGCACGGACTGATGATCTGGACGAACTGCTGAAGCAGTATGAGAGTGCTGCGCCGGCCAGTGCGGACGGGTCGTCATCCGATCCCGAATCAAAAGGGAACGGTGAAACATCTGAAGGCGATGTTAAGGAATTGGTGTCTGAACTCGTGCAGGAAAAGCGTGCGCGGGAGAAGGCCGAAGCAAATACCGCGTTTCAGGCGGATATGAAGACGGTTGTTGATGAGGTTCGCGGAGATATTTCCGGGGAGCAATTCAATGATGTTTTCGTGGAAGCCTGGTTGGACGCGGAAGCTCGGACGAATCCCAATCTTGCTACGGCCTGGGCGAACCGGAACACCGACCCCGCGCATTTCAAACAGGTGGTCCGCGCGCTCGGTGAAAAGTTCACCAAAATTGTTAAAGGGCAACCAGACCCCAATGTGACTGAGGATGTGGAAGCTGTTGCCAATGCGGTTCGGGGAGCGTCACCCAACGCCCCCGCCGGTTCAACACCGAATTTCGGTGCGATGCCGCAGGGAGAGTTCGATCAGATGGTCAATAAATTACCGAGACATTCTGCCGGATAATCTCTGACAAAAAGGTGGGGGTGTGAGCCAAGGAGATAGGAAATGGCTCTCACTGTCACAGCAACAGACACAGAACTACAAAAACCAATCAATGCGATCTTCGAGCAAACCTTTTTGAGGCGTGCTCAACAGATGTGCCCGTATTTCATGGGCACGGCGCCGGGTGAAATCACCAAACAGCGCGGTACGTCGACAATCAAATGGCGGCGCATCGAGCAGGAGACACCCAGTATCACCGCATTGAGTGAACTCACCGGTAACGCGGCTTACATGCAGGGCCGTAGTGCTGACACCCCGACGTTCACCGACGTTACTGCGACTCTGGCCAAGTACGGTCAGTTTTACATCGTCAACGAAGAAGTTGATCTGTTCAACCCGAATGGAACGACTAATGAGTTGGTGGATGTGCTTGGTGAATCGGCTGGTCGTTCTTTGAATCAACTTCAGCGTGACATCGCTGAGGAAAATTCAACGCAACGGTTCGCCGCCAACGTCGCGTCCGATGGTGCCGTAAACGCCGCCGCGGTGGTTGGTGACCTGAATCGGGTCATCAATGAGCTGACCGTTAACTCGGCGCGCATGTTCACCCCGATGACCAATGGATCGCAGAATGTCGGCAGCGCGCCGATCCTGCCCGCCTATTGGGCGATCTGCCATCCCGACGTGGCCCAGGATATCTCTGGCCTCACCGGTTTTAAGTCGATCGAGACTTATGGCGGTCAGGTTGCCACGGTCATGGGCGAGTTTGGTACCTATGCCAAGGCCGGTCGTGGGCTGCGGTTTGTTATGTCCGAGGATGCGTCGATTGACGCAGGCGCGGGCGCCATCCTCTCGGGTGCGGATCTGAACGCCACTTCTGGCAGCGGCGATCTTTACACGATCGTTTGTTACGGCCGGGATGCGTTCGGTTCGGTTGGACTTGGTATGCGTCACACCGACGGTGTTTATCGTGCGGGCGAGAACGAAGGCAGCTTCGAACTCATTCAGCATGGCGCCGGTTCCGGTGGTACATCCGATCCTTTCAACGAG